CGCTACAAGCGGCCTCAATATCAAAGTCGGAAGTGTCTCAGCTCCAACAGTCTCGCCTAACGACACCGGGCAGATGTTAATGGCTGAGATGTCAATTTCAATCCTAAGCAGCTGGAGCTAACTATGAGCGTATACACAAAAGAAGAAGAAGATTTCTTGGTCAAGATTGGCCAGATTAAAAAAGGAGAAGCGACCGCTGCTCCAACGGTTGAAGTAACGAAAGATGAGGTTAAATAATGGCACTACCAAGCGCAGGCGGCATATTCTTCCAAAATAATGCCGGGTTCAAAATCGTTAATAGCAATGGTGGTTCTACCTACATTGATTTAACTGATCACGTTATGAGCATTACTATCAATCGTCAATTCGACGAGCTAGATGTAACTGCTATGGGAGCATCCGGTCACGCATTTATCGCTGGCCTTGAGTCCTCAACTATCAGCATTGATTTCCTTAATGATGACTATGCAAACTCAGTTATGCAAACACTCAACGCAGTCGTCGGTTATGTCGTACCTTTCAAAATTGCACAAAGTGTTTCAGCCATCGGCACTAACACATCCACTGCAACTATAAGCGCTGCTAATCCTCTTTACACAGGATCAGTGCTCGTTAACAAACTAACACCTGTCGCGGGCAAGATTGGCGATGTAGCAGTACAGAGCCTTACTTTCACTGTGTCTGGTGCTGTCACCGTCGCCTCATCTGGCTCATGGTAAGAATCTAACAAAGGATAAATCATGGCAATCTTTTACCAAAATAATGCCGGGTTTAAGATTTCGGTGGATGGCACGACCTACATCGATCTCACAGACCACGTCACTTCATTAACAATTAACAAGCAAGATGATGAGCTTGATGTAACTGCTATGGGTGCAGGTGGCCATACCTTTATTGCAGGCTTGGAATCTTCAACGCTTTCAGTAGATTTTCTTAACGATGATGCAACAGCATCCGTTATGCAGACTCTTAATACTCTTGTTGGTACTAATGCGAAGTTCAAGGTAATCCAGACAACTGGTTCAGCCGTAGCCGCAGCTAACCCAATGTACTCAGGTCTAATTCTCGTTAACAAGTTAACACCAGTGGCAGGCAAAATCGGCGATGTAGCAGTACAGAGCTTGACCTTTACTGTCTCAGGATCAATAGCAACTGCCATCACTGGCACTTGGTAATCAACTAACAAAGGGGCTAAACAATGGCAAAACTAACAATCACAAGGGCTAACGGAGACGTATCAGAGCATGAGATAACGCCGAGCATTGAATACTCGTTCGAAATTTTTGCAAAGAAAGGTTTTGCCAAAGCTTTTGCTGAAGATCAAAAACAATCAGATATTTTCTGGCTTGCTTGGAAATGTTTAAGCAAGGTGGAAGATGTAGTGCCTTTTGGTGAGAAGTTCGTTGAAACTTTAGCGAAGGTTGAAGTAGGCGACTCAAACCCAAACTCATAGAGCGCAACTCCCTAACCTATTTAATTGCGAAATTATCCGTCAGGTTAGGGGTTGCGCCTAGAGAGCTTTACGAGTTAGAAGCACCGATGCTCAACGCGATCATCGACGTCATACAGCAAGAAGCAAGGGATCAAGAAAATGCCAGTAGAAGTAAAAGGTCTCGCTGAGGTCTTAACTGCTATGCGTAAATTTGAACCCGACCTTGCTAAAAATCTTAATCGTGAAATGCGCGCAGCTATGACCCCTATACAAAAAACTGCTCAAGGTTTAGTGCCTAATGGAATGGCTGGCCTTCATAACTGGGAATTTAAGACTTCTGGTAGAAAAATTAACAAACAGACAAGCGCATTTTCTCAAAGAGAATTCCCTATGTTCAACCCCGGAATAGTTAAATCCGGCATACGTATTTCAACTGGCAAAACTAAAAAAAATTCACATGGCTTTGTGACGTTTTACCGTATAGTCAATTTAAGTCCAGCCGGAACAATTATGGAAATGGCTGGACGTATTCATCCCAATGGTCGACCACAAACTCATCAAATTACTGTAGGCAAGCGTCGTAATGGCGGCCGAAAGGTAACCGTACACACAACAAAAGATTCACAAAGCAATAACCCCGATGCTGGTAATTGGTTTATTCATCACTTACACGGGCAACTACAGGGTCAAATGCCAAATCGCGGTCGATTACTTTACAAGGCAGGCGCACAAGATCAAGGCCGTACAACGGCACGGATGATGAAAGCTTTACAAGAAACCTTAAAAACATTTCAGCGTCGTTCGGAAACTCAAGTGTTAGGTAAAGTGGCATGACAAGAGCGATAGTTAACCTCGATTTTATAGCCGAATACAAAGGCGCACAAAAACTTACTCAAGCGCAAAAAGACATGAATCATTTGCGCGAAAGCGTATTAAAATTAGGTAAAGCTTTTGTTGGTGTTTTTGCAGCTCGCGAAATTCTAAATTTTGCTAAAGCCAGCGTTCAAGCTTTTGCAGCAAATCAAAAGCAAGTAGCTCTATTAACTAATACTCTTAAAAATCTAGGGCTTGGTTTTGATGCCCTTAACGTCAATTCATTTATTGACCATTTGGCCCTTGCAAGCGGACGCACTAAAGAGGAGTTAATTCCAGCATTTCAAGGATTGGTTGTAGCTACTGGATCCGTATCCAAAGCTCAAGACGCTCTTAAAGTCGCAATGGATGTCAGCGCGGCAACGGGTAAAGAATTATCCGTCGTTCAAATTGCTATGTCAAAAGGATTTTTAGGCAACACGACTGCCCTTACTCGCCTCGGTGCTGGATTAGATAAAGCCACTCTTAAAACAGGCGACATGAATCTCATAATGGCAAAACTGTCAGCTACTTTTAGCGGTTCTGCAGCTGTTGCCGCTGATACTTTTCAAGGCAAATTAGACAAAATGAATGTGGCCATAACTGAGGCCAAAGTAAATATCGGTACAGGTTTAGTCGATGCTTTTACACAACTAGCCGGTAGTGGCAACATTGACAAAGCCAATGAAAAAGTAACCACATTTTCTAAAACTATTGGCGATTTAATAGCGACTCTTGCAGGTGCAAGACAAGGCATTTTTGCCAACATGATTGATTTTAAGTTCGGAATTATTCCAGTAATTAAACCCGGTCTTGTGTTAGATAAATACCCAGCACAACAATCACCGGGAGCAAGAGCTGCGGCTGTAGCAGCTGAATTAAAAGCCGCACAAATTAAACTAAAAGCAGAGCAAGCAACAGCTAAAGCCTTAGCAGATCAAAAGAAAGCAGTAGCCGACAAACTGGCTTTGGAACGTTCTTCGCTTTCACTTAAACTTGCTGGTTCTACTGCCGATATGCAAAACATTGAAATTCAGGCAGCTCTTCAGCGCGGTCAAACCGAGCAAGTAAATAACGTTTTGTTATTGCAACGAGCCTTAATTAACGGCAACGCCGATGAAGCTTCCATTTTGGCTCAAAAGGTATTAACTGCTAATGGCCTTGTTATGGATGTCAATGGCAACATTACGGCTTTGGCCGGGGCTAAAGACCCATTTAAGGATTGGCCAACAGCTGCACAATCGGCCATCGACCAGTTAAAAAAGGTTAACGACTATTTAGCAACTATTAAAGACAAAACAATTACCATAACCGTTAACACTGTCACTACGTCAACGGGTAGCACAACGTCAATCGGCGGTGGTGGGGCTAAAGGTGGTACGCCGGGGCCTTCCAACCCTATTGATCCACAAAGCCCAACGCCAGTCATTATTATTCCACCATCTTCAAGCATCCCTAATGGCGGTAGTGATTTAGGAGCAGGCAATTCAGGAGGCTTTTCGTCCGTCGTTGCTAAAGCAATGGGCTACACAGACGCTAACCCAACTGATGCAGTTTCTCTTAGCGAATACAACAAAGAAAAATACGGCAACGCCGGTGCAGCTCCTATTGTTATTAACATCAGCGCACCGCCTAGCACCACGGTTACAACTACACAGGATGCATCTACTAATGGCACACCAGTAACCGTTAACCGCAACAATCCATTTGGGATGTACTCGGTATGAGTTATCCATTTTCCGTCATCGTTACTTTTGACTTTTCATCGGGGCCGACTTTTGGCTATCCCTTTATTCTCGATGACCCAGCACACGGCATCCTCGGCACTAACGTTCTGGCTGATTCAGCGTCTAACGTCGTTGACATTTCATCGCAGGTTCAAGGCATTTCAATTAAGGGTGGGTACAACTTACTTACCGACCAGTTTGAGGCCACTACATGCAACTTTAGAATTTATGATCCGAACGGTGATTGGAATCCTCAAAACACATCCAGCCCTTATTACGGCAAGCTCATACCTAACCGTAAAGTGCGCGTGTCAACGCTTTACAACGGCGTTGCCCATTATCTCTTTTCAGGTTATGCCTCTAGCTATAACTACTCATACCCTAAAGATGAAAACGTAGGCTACGTCGACATCCTTTGCACCGATGCTTTCAGACTCTTTCAGCTCGTTACCGTGGCATCAATTCCGTTGGCAATCAATGGACAAACTACCGGTGCGCGTATTAACACCATTCTTGATTCAATCGGCTGGCCATCAACCTTGCGTCAAATAGACACAGGCGATTCACTCTGTCAGGCAG